TAATTGATAATATTTCATCTTGTATACCACTCGCATATTCTGGACATAATTTAACTATATTCTTTGTAGCTAAATCTTGAATATTTGTAATTTTATTTTGAAAATCTATAACATCTATACCAGTAGCATATTTTATTTCATAATCGTTAAAAATATCTTTTAAAGCCCATAAATAAGCACAACCATAATTCGCATGCAATATAGCTACTAATGGACTCTTGTCTTGTTTACTAGCTAATGACCATCGCGCACTTCCTCTCATAATTCTTGATATAATATGTGATCTATAATCATCTAAAGACGATCTCCTCGCACAACAAACTGTATAAAACATTAATATACAACATAAAAATATTATTAAAATATTATTGTTCATAATATCTTTAACGGTTATTTTAATTATTTCTTTTAAAATAAACTTTAATTGTTTAATTACCATTTGTGACTTTTATATACTGCAATTAATTTATCTTCAAATTCATTTACAAAAGAAGTGTAATCGCATATTGGACCATTCACAAAAGCACTTCTTACTGTATTCTTTATATCTCTAAATTTATCTAGATTGTTTGCAAAATAAACAGCTTTATCAATATATTCTTGTTGAGAATATGTTACATATTCATCTAAACCACAGTTTTTCATTAAACTACTTGTTACATTCTGAGAATGATAATGACGTACATTGTCAAATAATGTTAATATAGGAACGCCCATCATTAAACTCTCACAACTTGTCGTTGTTCCAGAATATGGAAATGTATCAACCGCAATATCCATCTTGTTGTAATCTGGAAGATGATCACCATATGTATCAGAATATGGCAATATTGTTACTCTATCTAATACACTTTTGTCCTTGAATGTATTTAAAAATTGATCGTGCAATTTAGGTGTTAAAAATTCCTTTGTTTTAATTGCTAAACGTGCCGTTGGTGCAGCTAATAAGATTTTCTCCCATACACCCACAACCATCTCATTAACCTTGTTGTATCTATTAAATGTACCAAATGTTATATAACCATTTTTAACACACGGTGGTTCGCTAATTTGAGGAATATTCTTAATCCCCATACTTGGTGTATATGCCAAAAAACATTTGTCCATAAATACAAACTTTTCTTGATAATATTTTTGAGACTTTTCACTGTCGCAGAATTTATCAGTTATACGGTAATCCATCGATTTTATACCACTAGAATTTGGATAACCGCAATAACTAATCTGAATAGGTGCAGGCTTTAATACAAAAGTATCTAAACGGTTATCACCAGTATGTGCAGATAAATCAAACAAAATATCAATATTATCCTTCTGGATTTCAGTCTTTAATTGTTCTGGTGTCATATTCTTTACCACATGCCATTTACATTTTGGAAACATTTCCTTTAATTGTACAACCTTTACCGAATAACATGTTACATCAAATAAATCATAGTTTAAATTATTCAAAATACTATGAATAAAATAACTCACAGGATGACATATAAAATCACCAGATACAAATCCTATATTTAATTTACTACCTGATTTCAATAATTCCCCCTTTGATTCACAATTTACAATATATTTTTTAATTTCATAATTTGGACATGATACCCGGTAATCCTCTACCACTACAGGATATATCTTGTTAATAGATTTGTGAATCTTGGCAATGTACATCGGATCTTCTATTAAATGAGATATGTAATTTGAATCAAGCAACTTGTTTTGATATGCTAAAGAAAGTCTAGGCTTATACTTTAATGCCTTGTTATATCCATCAATAGCACCAATGAAATCACATTCGTAACACTTTGCTAATCCCATATTCATATACATACTCGCAATCAACATGTCCTTATCCACTGATATATGTGCACGTAAGTAATTTTCAATACCTTTTGTATAATGAAAAATAGCCTTGTCTGTAATACGTAATTCAGTGTAAACTACACCAATTTGATTATTTACATCCGGATCTAAAGGATCTATCTCATATGCTAAATTAAAATAATATAACGCAGTATCACGATCTTGTACAGTAAAATAAATACTTCCAAGACCATTTAAACATTTCACTTTAAACTGGGACAATGACAATCTCGTATTTTCTTCCAATTTATCATTTGATAATATTAAATCAATAATACCTATAGCCAATTTGTAATGATAAATACTACTATCCAATTTATGCACTCTATGATACATAAAACCAAAATTGTAATGTAACTGATAATCACATGGATCTACTATTAAAATTTGATTCAAAAATACCAAATTCTCTTCAGCATTTGGATTAAATATAGTTAGATATAAAAATACCATCTTTAATAGTTCCATTCCACCTTTGTGGAATGGCTCTATACCTAACACTTTTCTAATATGCGCAATAGACATGTATAATGTATTACGCTCAACATCATTAAATCCATCTCTGTTCATATGAAGACCAACCGTACGTACCAATAATTCTGCACTTATATAGTAAACAGTCTTTATCTCTTCCTTGTGCCTTTGTACAACAAATTGATTCAATTCATCTAAATATTTAATTATACGACTAGTCATTTTTAAACATTCCATATATCCTTCATTATCTGTCCTCTTTTCCACAATTAAGGTCTCCTGAGCCTTATTATACACTCTTGTAGCATTTCTATATTCTTCTAAAAATTCATCTATTGTTTCAATACTGCCTTTAATTTTATTTTCATTTGTGTTTTTAATTTTTTTTATAATAGTCATATGATTTAAAATATTACAAAGTTTTAAATTACTTTTTTTAACGTGATTTAATTAATCACTTTTTTATTTACTTTATCTTTCAATTTATCCCAAGCTATATCCATAATATCCAGTTCTGTCTTTGTAACAACATTTGTATCAACAAACAAGATTTTTGTATTATTTGTATTATTTGTATTATTTGTAATATTAAATCCTACATACCCCACAAGTCTATCATTCTTAGGATACAACTCAAATCTAGAGACTTTCAACGTGTAATTAGCATTAAAGTTAACAGTTGGAACATATATATATCCAATAAGATTTGTTTCCTTTAAAACATTTGATTCCCAAGTATTTACATCCACCTTTATTTTAGTCCAAGCATAATTAATTATTTCTTGTAAAGTAAAACCCTCTACTAATTTTTCATCAACAAATTCATATTCAAAATATTTGACTCTGTTATTTACATTACATATTATATCAAATCCAACTACAGCTGGTATTTTACCAGTTCTATCTAATAGTATTTTACTAATATGTATTTTTATCTTAGACATTTTATATACAATGCACGAATAAAATATTTTTTTTTAAATATATGAAAAACACACTTGATTTTCCAATTTAATTTAAAAACAAAATGAATTTTAAACTAAATATTTGTATTATTAAAATGAAAAATACACCTACAATTAACACATCGGAGGGACAAACGATTTCAGAAGAAGATTTAAAAAAAATAAGAAGAAAAGTAAAAGCACTCAAAAAACGTCCTCAACCTGAACAAAGAACACCAGAATGGTATAGTGCTAGACATAAAAGAATTACTGCAAGTGAAGCTGCTAGTTGCTTATTCAATTCAAAAAAAACATGCGAACCATATGTACAAGAATTCAATATACAAAATTTTAAATATAAGGATACTGAATCATTAAATCATTACGAAACAAGAGAAGATTACATTATTAAAAAATGCGATTCGTTTTATGGAAAAAATGTATTCAAAGATACTATTTATACACTTTGGGGTAAAAAATATGAAGAAGTTGCAAATACACTTTACTGTCAATTAAATAACACAACGGTTATAGAATTTGGTCTCGTATCACATTCTAGATTAAAATGGTTAGCAGCTAGTCCAGACGGTATTACACCTGATGGTGTTATGTTGGAAATTAAATGCCCAAAAAGTAGAAAAATAGATGAATCTCGAGTACCTATACATTATTGGATACAAACTCAGATACAAATGGAGTCCATTGACCTAGATGTATGCGATTTCTTTGAATGTGAAATTGAAGAATTAGAATCTGAAAGTCAATTTATAGATAGAGAAATTGTCGGTAAACAAGCTAAAGGTATTGTACTACAAATGGCAAATAGTGGACCTGATCCTAAATTTATTTATTCACCGCATCATATTAAAACTACAATAGAATATATAGATTGGAAAAATCAACAAATGTCTTTACGTCAAGATCTTATCCCTTCTTATTTCTTTGTAAAAAAATACAATAATCAAAGAGTACATAGAAGTAAAATTTGGTTTGAAAATGTAAAAGACGAATTAAAAAAAACATGGAATCTTCTTATGCATTTACAAGAAACTAAAGATAATTTTTATAAATATAAAGAATCTATTCATATTATAAAAAGTAAAAAATTTTATGAACGTTATGATGCAACACAATGCGAAATTGAAGACGATACTTCTACATTTATATATAATCAAAATACTAAAATAGAAAATGACAAAATTGAAAATAATCAAAATACTAAAATAAATGACAAAATTGAAAATGACAAAATTGAAAATAATCAAAATACTAAAATTGAAAATAACAAAATTGAAAATAATCAAAATACTAAAATAAATGACAAAATTGAAAATGACAAAATTGAAAATGACAAAATTGAAAATGACAAAATTGAAAATAATCAAAATACTAAAATAAATGACAAAATAGAAATTAGTGAAATTTGTTTAATAGATTAATTTTGTTTAATTAAATTATTTATATAATATAAAAAGATATTAATGATTGTAAAATATTATATAAATCCAATTACTGGAAGAATTATTAAATCATCTGGTAAAACTTTTAATAATTTAGAAAAAAATAATTATTCTATACAAAAAGATAATTGTCTATACGATATTAAAAGTGCAAAAAGATGTTTTTCTAAACTTTTAAGAATATATCCTGATACAATATACCCATCTTCTAATTTCACAAATATACCAAAAACATTTAATATTAGTTTTATTAGTGGATTTAGAGCTTTTATTAAAGATGGGGATAATATTATAGGATTTATTGATAAAAATGGTAGTATTTATAGATTAAAGGAATATATTAATATCAATACTTTGCAAAAAAATGTACCTATCGTAATTGATTATAATAATATTTTACCACAAATTGTAGAAAAATTAGAAAAAATTAATGATGATATACAAAAGAAAGTAGTTTATCAAATTTCTAATACACAATCTTTTAAAAATGTAAATATACTTTTTAACAATGTACAAAAAGATTTTATACCAATTAAAAAGAAAATGGATAAAAAAGAACATGATAAAATTTTAAATATATACAATCATAATTTAATTAAAAAACCTCTCGCAAAATCGACTTTTGATATTCAAACTTATCCAGTAATAATAACACCACCTATAACACCACCTATAACACCACCTATAACACCGACAATCTTAACTTATCCAGAAATAAAAGTTCCACCGGTTACATCTACTACTGTTTCTTCATCTGATATTTCAACTATTTCTTCATCTGATCTTTCATCTAATATTTCAACTACCACTATACCTATACCTATATATAAACCACCATCCTCAACTAATATTTCAACGGTTTCTTCATCTGCTTCTGAAAAAGATTTTGAACTAGGTTGGGTTAATGATTCATTAATCAAAAAAGTAATAAAATTGGATTCAGATAAAGGTTCATCTAATTTAAAAATTATTCAAGATGATAAAAATAATATCATTGGATATAATAGTGATAATGTACCTTACATTACTATTCGGTAAATTCGCCTTACATTACTATATTTTTTTATTTTTAATTAATTTCTAAGCAAAAATTAATTTCTAAACAAAATGTAATATGAATTCTAATTGTATAATAGAATATATAAAAGTAAAATATCCACATATAATCGCAAATGGGGATTTTTTTTGTATTTTGAAAAATAATAGCATAATAGGATTTTGCGATTGTACAAAAATGGACAATCAAAAAATTTTATCACTTACTAAACCTATTAATGTAAATCAAAATCTCCCAATTATGAAATTCTTATATAATACTGTGGAAAATTTACCAATGGTAAAGTTACAAAAACAAAGAGAAAGAATTTTAATAAAAAATATTAAAAATATATTGAAAAAGAATCAAATTTATACATACAATGCTTTTTATGATAACGAAATGGATGATTTCATTTTTATTAAAAGCGAATATGAAAAATATATAAACGATATCAAAAAACAAATGCAACTTGATCAAAAAATGATTGAAATATGTAAAAAAGAAATAATGTATAATATTAATCCTTTACTAAAAAATATTCAAATATATAAAAATGGTGTCGTTAATTATTTTTCATCTATTGATGACCTTGACATGAAAATTACAAAGAAATTTTATAAAAAAAATAAAAATAATTGTAATTTTCTAATAAGGAATTTAGATTTATTATGTAATTCGCAACAATCAATACCTAAAGAATCTAATTTACTACTAGATAATATTATTATTTTAAAGAATGAATTTGAAGAATTAAAAAGATTTTTCAATAAAGATAAATTGTATATTATTTTATTAAATGGTTATAAAGATCGTTCTAAAAAATATATATTAGGAAATAAGGATAATATAATAAAATCAATAAGAGAGTATTATACAAAATGGTATGACTTGTACGATACACAAAATGATTTACAAAGTATACATTATTATAAAACACAAGTAATAAAAAATATTTTGCTTATAGAAAATTTATTAAAAGATATTGTTGAAAAACACGAAACAATCAACTCTAAAATATTAAATAGAAATATTATACATATATATTCGGCATTAAAACATTTGTTAAATGATCAATTAATTAATTTATCATTTAAAGGAAATGTAATAATTAATCAATCTAAAACAGAATCTAACAGTTCGTCCGATGAAATAATTCAAAATATAGATAATTCAGAAAAAAATATAAAATATAGATTAAAAAGAATAAGAGACTTATTATATTTAAATAATAAAACACTTGTCAACAAAGATAATAGTAATGTAAAAAATGAATTAGTATACAATTTTATAACATTAAATAATATTTTTTTTAGAAAACAAAGAGTTGTTAAAGAATTAAATGATATTATACAAAATGAAAATATTTTTATAGAAGATTATATTTTAATTCATTTTGAAAAAATTAAAAATAATATAGATAAACATGTTGCTTTTTTAAATTTACAAGAAATAATTAATAGTATATATTTTAAATATTATAAAATTAAATCAACTAGAAATAAAATCCCTGAAAGTTTTTATACAAATATCACAAATATATTACACTTTTGGAACTATAATATACTTTATTATCTAAATCAAGATTTATCTTTAGCAAATATCATAGATGATTTAATTAAAGATGTAAAAGTATATATTAGAATTAAACCATTGGTCGGTATAAAAGATAATTATATAAAATCAAACGAAAATAGTATCTCTTTAAATGAAAAAACATATAACGGATTTGAAAATATATATCCAGATAATTTTACAAATTTAGATGTTTATATTGGTAAACAAGATTTTGACAACGTATATTCGTTAGACAACATTAATTTTTTAGAAAAATTTAAAATGGTACCTAATGGATTTTATAACGCTTTTAATAAATTACAAACAGGTTATTCTGTCTTTTTATACGGTAATGGTATTTCTGGATCCGGTACTTCTTATACATTATTTGGAGAAAAAGGTATACCGGGCATAGTACAATACGGGTTGGCAAATTTACAAAACGTATCATCTATAAAATTAAAAAATTTGTTTGAACAATACGTGTATAGTACAAATGATACATCTATTAAGGGTAATATACATAATTTAATAAATCTAGTACCACAATTAAATGAATATTTTTCTATCGATGAAACTACTCAATTTTCTGAAATAATTCCTAGTTATATTAATTTAAAATCTTTAGAATTAAGAGAACTAGATGATTTATTAGAAATTATAGAAACTCATAGAACAAAAATGAATAGAATTAAATATTTACCGACTAATGTCGGAAACGGTAGTGAAAAAAGTTCTAGATCAACTCTTTATTATATATTTGAAATCAATTTTAATAATGGAGATAAAACACTTTTTACTGTAGTTGATAGTTGTAGTCAAGATACACCACGTGATGTTTATAATTTATTTATTGATTCAAACAATATGAAATTAGAAAATTTTATGATATGTAATAAGGACGAGGGTATAGAATTTGTAAAAAAACATGTTAAAAATAATATAAAAGAAGATTATACACCAGATTTTATATATCAATGTTTGCAAGAATCTATTTATAATAACGAAACAAACAATCATTTTAATTATTACATGAATTCTAAAAATAATTATTATGATAAAATAAATTATCACAAGATTGACGAATATGAATATGATAAATCAATGTTTTTTGTAAATCCTAAATTTGAATATAAAAAAATTAACAGAAATAATAACTGTCTTACAATTCCTATTTTGCAATTTATAGAAAATATGGCTCTTAATCTTATAATCAAACAATTAAAATATTACCTTATTTATAATATAAGAAATGAATTATCAAAATATACACAAACAATACAAACATTGAATTTATCTGAAAATATTAATAGTAAAAAACTCTTAGGCACTTTACCGATACTAATAACTTCACCTGAACCTGAACATTCTGAACAAATTTTTGATTCACAAAAACATTCTAAACATTCTGACGATTCGCAAAAATATTCACAAAAAGTAATAAAAATTATTATTCAAAAAGAAATCTAAACGTTTTTTGATAAAAATTTTTTTAAAAGTTATACTAATGTCAAGTTCATATAACTTTAAAGATAATTTAACAATCGATAACAACAAATATCTTAAATGGTTAGACGTTACTGGTACGTCTAGATCTAACGTCATATGTTTAGATAGTAATAATAATGTCAATATAAACTCTCATTTTGGAAGTCTATCCTTAAATTCAAATTCTAATTATACATTCTTGAATTCAAATGTATTATTTAACAATAGTATCGGAATTGGTTTTATATCTACATCTGATATTAATAGCACACTCACTATAAAAAGTAATAATTTTATTAGTTCGAATAATAATGACGGATATCTTGGTATTACAGGTGATACAGATCTCTCTCAAAAATCAAGAATATTATTATATGGTTCGAATCATACTGATAACCCATCACAACTACATTTATATGCTGGAAATAATCCCAATGGATTTATAAAAATGTATACTGGACAAGATTCTTTAAAATTCCAAATATTACAAAATGGCACATCAACCTTTATGCCTAATGGTACCACGAGTCGTCTTATTATACAAGATCTTTTAACTACAATAACAAATGATATCGTAATAACTAGTTCTACAGAAAGTCATAACGCTTCTACTGGCTGTCTTCGATTATCTGGAGGTATTGGTATAAAGGGAAATCTATACGTAGATGGCACTATTAGTTTAAATAACGCAACTGGTAATATTAATTTTGATAGTACACAAATAAGTACAAGTTATACCGCAGGTGCTATTTTTCTATCTGGTGGTATTGGTATTTCTACAACTGTTAATTCTTCTTCTGTTAGTGCAGGGGGTGCTTTAAGTATAGCCGGAGGTGTAGCTATTGGAAAAGATACTTATATAGGTGGTAAATTAACAGTTTTTAGCACACAAATACCTACAAGTTCTCAAACTGGAAGTTTTGTTTTACATGGCGGAATGGGTATAAATGGACCCATCTTTTCTAGATCAGATAATCACCCACAAATTAACTTGTCACCTACTACTAATGGCGAAGAAACAACTATTGTTTTTTATTCAGATAATGATTTTAGTAATACTCTTGATTCTTCTTGGAAAATTGGACAAAAAAATGGATCATTTAATATTTACAATTCATCTTTAAATCACATTTTTACATCAAGTTCAAATGGAAATATTGGATTCTTTTGTAGTGATCCTACCCGTACATTACAACTCGGTTATGGTAATGCTTTTTCTATTTCGTCTAATATGAGTATTATTGGTACAAAGAATACATCTGATCTCCATGACCCACAAAATACAAGAATTGTTTTAAATGGTAATACAAATCTAAATTCGACAGGATCAATTCAATATTTCTCAAGTGGAGGTGATCATATCTGGTATTCAAAAACAAATACTACAATGACATTGCATTCAACCGGAAATTTAGATATTGATGGATCATGTACTATCAATAATTCAAGTAATTTAGAAAATGGAGGAGCTTTTACTGTTCTTGGAGGAGCTTCTTTCCAAAAAGATGTTTTTATAGGTGGTGTGCTAAATTTACAGGGTGGTTCTATTTCAGGTGGTGCAGGTAGCTCTACATCTCTGTCTTATGTAACTATAACAGCAACAGACGAAGCTATAAATGCAACTACAGGATCCATTATTTCATTTGGTGGTCTTGTTATTCAATGTACAACTCAAGCTTTAAGTACTACTAATGGTGGATCATTTTTAACACTTGGTGGAGCAAGTATCAAAAAAAGTTTATACGTAGGAGGTCCTGTTTTACAAATACCATCAGGTAATATAGCAGCTAGACCACTTGATCCACATTATGGACAAATTAGGTATAATACAGAAACAAGTCAATTTGAAGGTTTTGGACCAGGTAGCGCTTGGGGCTCTTTAGGTGGTGTTGTTGATATAGCTCAAACTACTAAAATTTTGGCATCAGGTACACCCAGTACAACAGACGGTAATATTTACTTTTACACAGTTGGATCTGAAAGAATGAGAATTAATAGCTCTGGAAACTTTGGTATATCAACAAGCTCACCTTCCTATAAATTACACGTAGTCGGTGATATACATGCAAGTGTCGGTATTACAACTGGTTCACTTTATGTATCAGAAAATGTTATCGTAAATGGTCCACATTTCCGTATCCCTATTGGTAACATTTTCTCACGTCCACTTTCTCCAGAAACAGGAAATATTAGATATAATACAGAAACTAGTCAATTTGAAGGTTATGGTCCTGGTAGTGCTTGGGGGTCTCTAGGTGGTGTGGTTGATATTGCTCAAACAACTAAGATTTTAGCATCAAATACACCAAGTACTACCGATGGTAATTTGTATTTTTATACTGTTGGTTCTGAAAGAATGAGAATTAACAGTACTGGTAATATAGGTATAGGTACAACAAGTCCTACAACATTACTTGATATCGCAGGAGATACACATGTTAATGGAAACTTTATTGCAAGTTTTGATACAAATACATTAGGAAATTTATATACATTAGATTCTAAAGTCGGTATTAATACTGTCTCACCAAATTATACATTGGATGTTAACGGAAATGCTCATATCGCAGCAAATTTGTATATAGATGGTATTATTACAGGTAGTGCTCAAACATCCACTTCACTTGCCTATATAACTATCACAGCAACTGACGCAGCCGTAAACTTTAGTACCGGATCATTTATCTCTTTTGGTGGTATTACATTACAAACAAATGAAGATGCTACTAGCATTACAAACGGTGGTAGTTTTCTTACTATGGGTGGTGCAAGTATAGGTAAAAACCTGTTTGTTGGTAAAAATGTATTTATTAATTCTACAGAAAATGCACTTGGAGTGGGAACTGGAGGGTCTTTTACCGTAAATGGAGGCGGATCTTTCGGAAAAGACTTGTTCGTCAGTGGTACAATTACTTCTAGTTCTGATATACGATTAAAAAAGGATATTGAATCATTTAAAAAAGATTCTGATATATTTTTAAATAAAATAGAAAAATTACATACCATAAAATACAATTATATTGACCAAGACCTCGAAAACATAAATCAAAAAGTTAAAACAAAACAAGTTGGCTTTATTGCACAAGAATTTATTCAAGATTTCCCTGAATTATTAAAATGCCCAGAAAATGGATTTTATTCACTTGATTATCAAAAAATGTCTGTTGTTTTGTTAGAATGTATAAAGGAATTAAAACAACGTATCGAATATCTAGAATATACACTTTTTTAACTTTTTATTGTTCTTATCTTATTTTATCACTTATTTCTATAATTTATTTTATTTTATTTTATTTTATTGCGTAAGATATATATACAACATGAATACAGGTGATAGATCATTCACCGTCGATGCTTTTTATCAAAATGGTAAACATTTGAGAGCAAATGGAGGAAGATATATCAGTACTACTCCATCTAGTGCAGCAAAAAAAGCATTTTCACAATATTATAGATATCATAAAAAATCTGGAAGATTTTCACTAGAAATACACATTTCCGAAACTACATCCGGATCAGCTAAAAAAGTTTTTAAATATAAAGTCACCAAAGTAAATGATCCCAAAGAAGTACTTATCAATGGAGAATATATTTTATATAAATATACCACAAAAGTTAAAGCTATCTAATCTAATTAACTTTTAAGCTATCCTATCTACTAATCTAATTAACTTTTAAGCTATCCTATCTACTAATATAATCTAATATAATCTAATATAATCTAATATAATCTAATATAATCTAATATAATCTAATATAATCTAATATAATCTAATATAATTAACTTTTACGTTTACAATTACAATTAACGTAAAAGTGAAAAGTAGTTTAAAAAGAAAAATAATAAAATAATAAAATGCAATTCACTACACTTTTACTATCTGTAACATTATGTTTATCTAAAACTTTATTATTAGTACCTAAACCTTATATTTTATCAGTTTTTGATATAAACGAGTTTAATGCGGAACATGATATTTACGAATTTGTAAAAATTGATGACTTTGTTGTTTACAAGACTGAAAAGACAAATTATTTAAACACTTTAGAGCAAATGTTTTACGTTGAATCTGAACAGATGTATAGTGTAAGTTTCTTAGATAATTTATATTATGCATTTTTAGAAAATGCAGATGTTATTTTTGATGAAACTGTTGTACCATGGCATTTGGGTAGAGTTATTAAGCGTGATCTTCCTTTGAACAATACGTTTAATTATTTAAAGTGTAATACAAATGGTGATATTATTGTTAATAATATTGTAATTGATACTGGTATTGATATTCATCATGACGAATTTGAAGGACGTGTAACTTGGTTAGGTAATTTTGCAGACAATGATGATAAAGATGGAAATTCACATGGCACTCATTGTGCTGGATTAATTGGTAGTAAAACTTTTGGTGTTTGTAAGGATGCTAATTTATTTGCGATTAAAGTATTAGGATCTGACGGATCTGGTACCACTAGTGGTGTTATTTCCGGTATTGAGGCTGCATATAAACATCACATTAAAACACAGGCGAATAATAAATCAAAGATTGTTAAAACTGTAGTATCTATGAGTTTAGGTGGTGGGAAGAGTATATCATTAAACAGAGCTGTTCAGGCTACTTTAAAGGATCCGAACTTTTACTTTGCTGCAGCTGCAGGTAATGAAAACAATGATGCATGTGGTACAAGTCCTGCTAGTGTTAAAGAAATTTTTACTGTAATGGCGAGTGACAGGAATGATAAAAGGGCATATTTTAGTAATTATGGGACTTGTGCTGATATTTATAGTCCAGGTGTTGATATTGAAAGTACAATACCAAATGGTAAAACGGCAGTGTACTCTGGTACAAGTCAAAGTACACCAATTTTAGTTGGTATTTTGACACATTATATCAATATGTATCCTGAATTAGCGATGAAGGAAATGAAAAGCAAAATTTTAAGCGATGCTACCCAGGATCATATATATAGAGCAAAAAGTAATAATTTATTGATTTACTTGCAAAGAAATTAGACAGATCAGACAGATCAGACAGATCAGACAGATCAGACAAATCAGACATATTTATAAAAAATGAATTTAAATATAAATTCATTTTTCAATTTAAAGGGTAATATGGTGTTTTTTAGTAAAGTGTATATAAAAATAATGTTGAGTGGTGAAAAAAATGCTGATGATATATATAATTTTTGGTTAAAGAATCCTAAAATTTGCGAAAAAAATAAAAATTATATATGTAAAAAGATATTAATATCAAGTGGATATAAAAATTTTTTAAATAAAAATTATTACTTGACATTGAAGGAACTTTTACGTATAAAAAAACGTACAAGATCTATTTGTGAAGGTAGTTACAATATATCGATGACTCAAACATTGTGGAATTTTTGTAACGAATATGGTAGTTGTGAATTAAGGAATTTTCTAATTATAAATAAACCATTGGGGATAATAAATTACCGATATGACATATATGAACCCATGACATATAGGAGTTTATACAGTGAAATTTATAGTAAAATAGAGAACGTATAGATTATTAATTAAGCAAATTAATTTTAGATAGTATAAGTAATAGTGATGTTTGAAAACATACAAAATTTATTTTTGAATAAACATGGTTCGTATTATAGATTTTTACAATTTGAATCAATAAGTATTTTTGTTATTATTTTGATATTTTTTACATTTTTTTTTAATAAAAGTTATGGTTTTGTTATTATATTGATTGTTTTTGCATTATATTTTTCAGATTCTTATATTAAAGTAAAAAACAGTAATGCGATAGAATTTAATGAAATAACAATGGTAAAATTAGAAACATTAAAGGGTATATCTAGTAAATATATTGAATCAAAGTTGAAAATGATTAGAAATTCAAATGCTCAAAACATGAAATCCGCTGATCTAAAACGTATATATGATTCTAATAATTTAGATTCTTTATATATTGATGCTAATTTGATACATTTTTTACATTCAATAAGAGCGTTATCTGATTATAATTTAAATGAATTTTTCGAATTATTAAAGGGAGTAAATTCTATATTGAAAATTAAAGAGGATATAGATGAATATTACGATGCGAATGGATATTATCCGGATAATACATCTGAATTATTAGAAGGTTCTTTGGAACTTAGAAAAAATGTTATAAATAATTTACATAATTTCATATACACTGTGCCTAAAATAAATAAAATGTATAAATATTTAGCTAGTTCTACTGAAAGATTTTCTATTTTAATATCAAGAGTAATAGATTCTATACATTCTTCTTATAAAAATAATATAAATTTGAGAGGTATTAATACCAATACAAAATTTGTTACTTATAATACAACAAAACCTAATGACTACCAAGAAAATTATTCAAGTATTCCTGGAAAAGGTGATTCTAAATTGTTAAAGTTTTATTATTAAATAGTAATCTAAAAATCGCTTGTTCTTTCATTTTACATTCTAGCATAACATCTAATGGAAATGTTATTTTTAACAGTGATTCGTGTAAAAATTGTATATAATCAGAATGTTTTCTTCGTGCTGTTTTATTATCTTCTTCTGTAATTCCTTGTACACTATTACTTACATGAACTTTCGGTTTTATACATCTATTAAACCAAACCGCAAAAACACGTTCAAAATAAAATTGCGTAGGATTATCAGAAGGGTAAATTGAATCGTGATGGAAATCCAAAACAATTGGTACCTGTAATTTTTCGCTAATAGGTAAAAGGTCTTGAATGTTGTAACTCATTTCACAATTCTCTAAAACTATACGATCGCGTGTATTTTTAGGTAACAATAGTATATTTTTTTCAAGACGTTCCAATGCCTTTTCTTTATCCCCATAGATACCACCACCATGAATTATCATTACGCTATCTTTTCCTAATCCCATACGATCTAAAATATCACAGTGATGATTCAAATCAAGAAATGTATTACGTATTACATTTTCTTTTGGGCTACTTAGTACATTGTATTGTCCAGGATGCATTGTAAGACGTATACCATTTTTTTTTATAAAATCTCCAATTATTTTTAAATGCTCATTCGCAAAATTTATAGAGTATCCATATTCTGAGTGACTCGCAAATGGAAACATTTCTGAAGTTAAACGCATAAAATAAATATCATGTTCAATATTCCATCGCAATTGAGTTAAAAGATCTTTTAAATTTTGATCAATAAGCGATTTTAAATAAACAAAGCCTTTTTGTTTTAATGTACTCAGTCTTAATGTTCTAGATGTAAAAACTGGAGGATTTTGATTTCGTAATTCTGTATTTAAACAGGCATAACCAAAGTTGAAATTCTTAGGAATCATTCTACAATTATTTTTAATAAATATATTTATATTCAGTTTTTTACCAATAAGAACAAAGATATTAATGAAAAATTGAATATTTAAAAAAATGACATTAATCAATATAATGACTAATAATTTTACTAAACAACATATTTTTCCCAAGGTATGCGGTGTATTAGTAGAACCAAGAAAATTAGATAATATTGTCTTTTTACTTGAAAATTTTCAAAAAATCATGCCCGGAAGGCATCTTTTCTTTTTTTCTGGATCTAACTGTTATGATTATTATACAAATTTTTATAAAGATGATCTTTTAATAACAGTTATCGATTTAAAAGTGAATAATTTAAATGGTAAAGAACATAATAATCTATGGAAAACTTCTCTTTTCTGGGATACTTTTTACAATTATACTCATGTATTAACTATTCAGACAGATGGATGTTTATGTGAAAATTCCGCTTATAAAATTGAAGATTTTTTTAAATATGATTATATAGGTGGATATTCCGCTTATAAATGGTGGTGGAAAGAATCTAAGGGTCTTCATAGATATTCTGATTACCAATGTTTTAATGGTGGGTTTTCTTTTAGAAAAATAGATTCAATGAAAAAGGTATTAGAAACTTACCCACCATTACCAACTGAAGATTATCACAATGGATTGTCATTTAGATCATATGGTGAAGATTTATATTTTGTAGTAGGTCTCTTAACATTAAATAATAAACACCAATATACTGAAAAATATATTTTAGGACTAGATGAATTTGCAACTAAATTCTGTACACATACTCATTATTTTCACAAAACATTTTGCGTGCATAAACTTGATAATTATATAAATAAACAAGAATTACTTACTTTTTTTAAATATTGCCCCGATTTTTACCATTTTACACAATGTTAATTATTATTATTATTATTATAATTGATTTAAAATAATTAATATTTAATTAATAAAAATATGATATATTCTTTATTAATTTTAACTTTTGGTGTATTTTTAGGTCAAGAATTTGATCTGCCTTTGGTAAAAAATAGCGCTTTATATATTTATAATTTAATACAAGAATCGAAAAAAATTCAGGTAAATCAAGAAATTCAAAAAAGTATTTTACAAAGTTTTTTTAGTTATTTTTACATGACCTGACCTGACCTGACCTGACCTGACCTGACCTGACCTGACCTGACCTGACCTGACCTGATTATTAAAAAAATGAATTTTTAAAAAAAATTTGAATTTAATCAAATATGCAGGTAAAAGAAGGTATTAATAAACGCTTATTCTTTAACATTAAAGGTATCGCTGAAAAAAAAGTAACACCGTCAATTAACAAGGTGTACATTGTCGATTTTTTAAATATTTTTTCTGATTTTAGGGAAATAAAGTATAAAAAAGACAATATTGATTTTCATTCGGTAAAACATAGTAACAAAGAAAGGGATACATATGATTTTTTCAATTTGTTTTTTACAAAATATATAGATTATGTTAATATTAACAAAGGGAGTCAATTTTATTTTGTTATGAAAAAACTTCATGATTACGAGACTATTTTAGATAATATCATGCAGAAGCATAAAAACTTTAACATGAAATTTATTATAATTGAAGATAAGTATAAGAATGAATTGCTTGATAAAAACAAAGATGATTTTTTATGCCAATATTTTTTTTATATTTTGCAAAAAACAAATGATTGCGTATTAATTTCAAATGATAAATACAGAGATAAAAGAGATTATGTGAAGTTGTTTAATTTTGATATTTTTATAAGAGTTGTTAATTTCAATCATAAAAGTAATACATTAGAAAAATCTGTATTAAAAATTCAAATGTCTGAAAATATAAGTAATAGAATAATTTTACAAAAATTCACTAGATGCACTATTCCAAAAAGAGATCTCAATATAATTATTTAAAATTCTTTAATCACAAATATTTTAGAAATATATTCAAAAAAATATATTTTAGAGAATATAGTAAATAATTTAGGTTTCGCTACCTTTTTTACTTCCAAAAAATCGGAAAAGTATTTTGATTTAAGTATTTGATAAAGCATATAAATACAATTTTTTGTTCCGTAAATAATATCGAATACTTTATTTACATAAAGAATATTGTCTTTTAAAGGATACATAATTTGTAATGTACTATTATTATCAAAATATTTTGTATTAAATTTAATAATTATGTCTAATTCGCTAATATCTGTCAATTTTTTAACATTTGTAATTAATTCATTTGTTTCGCTTTGTTGATTTGTAATTAATTCATTTGTTTCGCTTTGTTGATTTGTAATTAATTCATTTGTTTCGCTTTGTTG